TTACATTTACAACGTATTAATGATGGGCGACTATCAAAAGAAGAACGTGAAATTTCACAATTAGCATCGTCTTCTATTAGTGCCCGACTCCAAACTATTTATGATCTTAGTAAAGGTAACGCTTCGATAGCACAAAAATTTAATTTTTTTATGGGCTATTTGAAAGATCTCTTTTCTGAGATTACATTGTGGAAAGTAGCTGGAGCTGTTTTATTGGTCGGTGTCACTGCTGCCATCTTTCTTATTGTGGGAAAGGTTGTTGATTCACAGTGGTTTGCTGCTCTCGGAGAGCCCGTTCGGGCCGCGAGAATAGCCCCAGCCGCACAAGCCGTCATTCAGAGTGAAAACTCTGAAGAGGTTAGACCTGAAGGTCTTATAGACACCGTTGGAGCTGTTGCTAGCTCAGTTGTTGGTGTGTGCGCCTTACCAGCTCTGATAGTTGGAGCTGTGGCTTTACATAGAGCCAACAAGTGTTATATGCACTTGGCAGATTTAGCTCAGGCTCGTGAGACATTTGCTGCTAAGGAATCTGCTGATCCTATTATTGCAGATTATGTTGAGCGTGCTGTAACTGAGTGGGGTGCTATGCGTTATTACGCTAAAAAAATTATGTCGGCCGAAGTTAACACGACTGGAAGTGAAAGATCTACGTATCTCGCAGCTTTTATTAGTGTTGATATTGATGATTATCTTGATACCAATGAAATGCTTATTTTTTACGAAGGCAAAGTAACTGGGTCTAAAGGCCAACATATAGCGACGGCGCGTGCTAAGCGTGCTGATGCTGCTAGAGCCGTCATGGACCATAATACTAAGAATATGGTTAGGGCTTTGTCTGACAAAAGGCAAAAACTCCATGACATGGCTGATGATATCTTGGATGATTGGGATGGCGTTAATATGTCACCTGCGTCACAAGACGCTCTCATCTCTATGTATGATGCGATTCGTAATTGCACGGAAGATTTACGAACCATCTACAATAATGCGTTTAAGTTGTCTAATAAGTCCAGGCCTACTAAAGGCAGTGGAAAGGGCAAGTGGAATGCACGAAGACATATGGTCTTTGACGAGCCAATTGCGGAGGAGGCTGTTTACGTACAACCTCCTCCCAAGGAAGTTTGGTCGGGCGAGGTTTTAAAAGTCCTTGCCAGAAAACAGGTTACATCCGCTACGTTAGGGAGTAATTGGAAACCTGGTGATAAACACGTTCGTAAGGACGTGAAACAAGTTATAAAGCCTAAATTGGTTAGGGCTGCTTGTGTAAGTTGTTCCAAGCTCCATGCAACTGGAGTTTGTAAATACTGTACTAAAGTGCATTGTTTTTCAGTGCCATGTCAGCAACGGATAGCGTCGTCCAAAAAACCTGCATTGCAGATGGCAACAGACCAGAAACTTATTGTTCTGGATGATGTCAAGGATAACGTGATGAAGCTGAGTTATGCTGGTGTTGCCGTTGAGTCGGTTTGTTGGAAGGTGCGATATAAAAAGGGCACTTATTTGATGGCGTGCAACCATCAATTTAATACCAACTCCAAAGGACACCAGGCCACCTTAAAACATGGTGGCAAGACTTATAGTTTGGCTGGAGCGGAGGTACAGCATCTTTTTGAAGAACAAGATATCGGATTGATTGATTGGAACTTCTTTAAGGGTGTAGCCCCCCAAGTTAAAGCTTGTTTTAATATTGGCAGACCACCAGCTATTGGTGAGCAATTGGTCGGAAATATGACCTTTATTTCTGTTAACCCTCAAGATATGAAGGTTGGGATGCTAGGGCTGAACAAATATTGTGTTACAGCATCTAAATTCCATTACAATATATCGACTGCTAACGGATCTTGTGGAAGTTTGGTGGTTATATGCCGAGCTGGTCTTAATGAAATTATCGCTATTCATGCGGGAACTCAAGGAGGAGGTGATCTCCCTAACTATGGTTATCTCCTGCATGGGTCAAAAAACTAGAAGCGGGGTTTCCACGACCCCTTAACCCGGAGTCCATTCTCTGGGATACTGGACTAGACATACAACAGAAGTATGACCACCTGGAAGTGGTTGCACAAACTAATATTATAACTATTCTCCCTTTACAAAGGGATAATCGGTATAGGTTTGTGGACCCGCTCTTTACTAGAGCCCCTGAAAATTTCTCAGCTCCCTTATTAGGGCTTGCTGCAGAATATTACAGGGTCGTACCAACTAGGTCCTCTGTCTCTCTGTCAGTTCGAAAGATGGATAAAGTCCCTACTAGACTTTATTCTAAAACACCATACTGGCGTGCTGCCAAAAGTATGGTTTATGATACCTATGGAGATCTTTTTGAGAGATTCTCCTCAGTTACCTCGAATGATGAGGTGATTTTAAGGTTGAATTTGGCAGCCTCTGGAGGCGTCCCATGGACAAGGTACGGCTTGATATCCAAACGGGATTGTCTTAATGACGCCCAGTTCAGAAAATATTTGCACGAGTTATATGCTAACCCTTCCATATCTAAACCGGTATGGCGTGTGTCGGGAAAGATCGAGTGGTATCCAGCTGAAAAGTTGGACGCGAACAAGGTGCGAACCTTTATTGTTCCACCATTCCATCTTTTGTGGTACCAAGTGAAACTATATCTTGGCCAAAACAACTCTATGAAGATGTTTCATTGGTCGGCCTATGGTTTCAACCCTTACATGGGTGGAACGCATAATTTGGCCCAGCGATTACTAATCAACAAGATTTTTCTATTCTACGATGCTGTCGGTTGGGATAGGGTTCTCCCTGTTCTCAAGACTGTATATAAGTTAAGAAACAATTTTGGTCCTCCTTGTGAGGGTATTCGTGAGTGGGTAACGCAGAATACGGTTGAGTCCTTTCTGTTAATGGCCGGTGGTGAGATTGTCAAAAAAGAAGTTGGCAACAACTCCGGAAGCGGCAATACAACGAATGACAATATTTTAGCCCACGATTTGATTGCTGATTACAGTCTTCTTCATTTATTTGGAGGAGATAGTGATAAGGTTGAGTCGTGTGAGGCTGCGTTGTTCGGTGATGATAATGCCATGAGCATACCAGATCCTGGTATGTCTTATGATGATGTGGAGAAAGTTTTTAGAGAAGCTTTTTCCCATTTTGGTATGGAGCTAGATCCTTTTCATATACAAGATACTCTTGAAGGAGTTGAGTTTTTGGGGTTTAAGTTCCACCTTCATGAGGGGTTTTGGATTCCCCAATATAATCAAGCTAGGTTGATTTCTTCGTTTTGCTACGACTACGAAAGTAAGTTGACTGATGCGAAATCTATATCCAAAGCTTGGACCCTGACAGTTATGGCTGCAGGGGGTGACAGAGACATTTTTGAATTTATGTCTCGAACGGTGCAACACTATTGCGATCTACTGGTCGATAGTACATGCCCCACTGTCCAAGCATTTGTTATGCTAGGGGCTCCTCAATACCTGGAATCAGTACGATTTCTTTCCGGGGTTGAATGTGGTCCTATTATTACTCTGTTCGACTTTGAATATGCATCAACTCTTAGGTAGGAGGATGGTATAAAAAAGTGTTGTTAGGATGTCGAAAGAACAGAAGAAAATGATGAAGCTTCAAAGTAAGTTAGCCTCTATGAAGGCTGCTCAAGCTCCTCAAAGGCGTATTGCCGCACCTCGTGCCCGTAAAGGGCCCAGCCCCAATGCTGCTAAGAATCGCCGTAAAAGGCAGAATCGTAGGCAACGGGCTTGTATGGGTAGTGGCACAGTAAAAGGCCGCGGAGGTTATTTTGGAG